CGCGGATTCGCCTTCGATCGCTTCTTCTTCGGCTTCGCGAAATCCGGGGGCAGCAACCCGGCCTGCTTGGCCTGATCGATCCGGAGCTCGTTGACGTCCTGGCTGAAGATCCCCGCCTCCCTCTGGGCACGAGGAAGCTGAGTCTCGTTGCGGTCCTGCCAGCCTCGCTCGAACCCGAGGTTCAGATCAGCGAGCGCGAGATCCCTGTCCTCACCCAGTCGTCCCTCAGCGAGCCCGGAGTCCGTCGTGAACCGGTTGTAATCGGTGTCTGCGGCGCCCTGCTCCCGCGCCTGATTCGCGGCACGCTTCTGACGGGCCTGCTCAACCGCCCCGCCAAGGACATTCGCGGCAGCCATCCGTTCGGACTGCTGACCGGCAAGAATCCCGTACTGGCGTCCCCGCTCCGTCTTGTCGAGCCCGTAGTTCTCGGCTGCGCGTGTCCGGGCGGTCAGGAGGTCCGCGAGTGACCTTCCCGTGGTGCGTTGAACGTTCTGGGTGCCGAGCGTCAGATCAGTCGTTGACCGGCGGTTCGCGGTGCCGATGTCCGCGATGAGGTCCCCGAGCCCACGCTGGGTTGCGCGGTCCTGCTGATCCAATCCCGGGTCGTATGTGCCGTACGCGGGACGCGTGGTGTTCGTCGGCTTCGGCTTGGTCTTCTTCGGGCGTGAGTGGACCTTGCCGTGTCCGTCGCCCCAGTCGTACTTTTGAGCCATCTAGACCTCCACCACGAAAGAAACGCCAGAAAAGCTCACGTAATCCGTCTCACCAGTCGCACCGGCACGCCACACAACCTGACCGTCCGGCTCCACGTCGATCGCCCCGAAGAACCGGCCCGTGCCCGTGACGACCGTGAACCGCAAGATTTCCTCAGGACGATGATTCGCAGGCAGCGTGCCGATCACGTCCCCGTCCGCGGGTGTCCCAGCGGCCTTCGTCACCATCCCCTGCAACCGGACGACGCGGCCATGCCGCGAATAGGAAGCACCCTCGAAGCCCGCCCCAATGTTCGACCAGCCAGCCGAATACGGGAACGCAACCTTCGAGTGCCCTTGCAACTGGCGGACAAGGACCGCGAGATCCGTCATCGCTTCCCTGACTGCCGGTAGTAGACCTCGAGTGAGCGGAGCACCGCTTTCGCAGCCGGCCCGGATGACTTGATGCGGAACCGGATCGCCTGGGCGCGCTCACCGGGCGTCCATTCGTAATCATCGGTCCCGTCTGATTCGGGGGCGTTGCCGCTGACGAGCGTCCATGATCCGGACGGCGGGCCAAGCTGATATTCCAACGTCAGCGTCGGGTTGTCGGACGCGGCGTCCGTCAGTTCGTACCGGGCGCGAAGGTACTTCCAGACGGTCATCCCGGTCCGGCGGGTCGTGAAATCGCGGGTGATGATCGTCAGGTTGTGCGTGGTGCCGTCCGCCTCGTTCTTGTTCGCAGCGGCAGGAACAAAGCAGTCGGAGAGATCAGTGATGCGGGTATCGCTCAGGCCAAACAGCTTTGGCTCGCGATTGGTCGACCCCACCCTCTGAGCGAACGCAACTGAGTTGGCCGCGTGATTTGCCCAGCGCGTCCACGACGGCCGCAGCTCGCCCCGACTGCTGACCGCATCGAGTCGGCAGACGAGCGTGTCAACCCACTCGTCCGCGGCGTTGATGATCGGCAGGAGAAAGTGCGAGCGATGAATCGCGGCGGTTCCCGGCTTGTAGCCCGCCTGGACGTACTCCCGGTACAGCGGCCGGATCGCCGTCGAGATTGGGACCGGGGCCGCGCCGAGGCCCATCAGGTAGACATCATCGATGGCCGGGACGACAATCGAGCCGCGCCACTGAGCGATACCCGGATCACCCCACAAAATCAGCTCGTTGACCTTCTCAACGGCTTGCTGCGGGTTCCCGAACGCGTCCGTCAGGTCATACGCCATGTTCGTAATCGCCCATACGCCGCCGGTCGTGAAGACCACGCCTGTGTTGCCTAGCCCCTCGATGCCGATGCACGCCGCGCCACCGGGTATTTCGTGATAGTCCGTCGTGTCAGTGAAGAATCGCGGGTTAGCGCGAGCAGAGAAGTAGACCCGGCTACCCGCCGTCATCAGCAGACGTTGCCCCGCAGACGCAACGTAATTCGGGCCGTCCGCCGGGGTGTTCGGCTGCGTCGTGCGACCCAACTGGTACGCCGAAGTGCCCGTCACGTCAGACCACGGGTCACGCAACGTCAGGCTCGTATCGGAGTTCACGGAGTCCACGAGCCCCCACCCCGTGAGCGACACAACAAAGAACATGCCCTTGTCGACGTTCGCCAGCCATGACGTGCCGACCCCGGTAACGGTACGGGAATCGGCCGTGTACGTCGCCGTGCCAGTTGAGTAGTTCGCCGTCTTACGGGACCCGGCATACAGCGTGTAATCGGTGCCTGCGACGCTTGGAAACGCGACCGAGCCACCTACAAGTGCCGGGCGCGCATAGAACGCGAGTCGCGCAGCGCCGGCAACCTCAAACGGAGTGAGGTCGTCGGTGTCGAGGACGTAGAGCCCCATATCGGGGAGCGCCGTCCAACCCAACGTACGGGCACCGCCGAAAACGGAGACATCAGCCAAGCCGACCAATGCAGCCGGAGCCGCTGAACTCTTGTACGCCGACCCGCCGCGCCGGTAGACCGCCTGGTCATCGTCAAGCAGCCCGTCAACGATGTCGTACGCCCCGCTGAGCGGGATGCGCTGCCCCTCAACCTGCCGGACCATCCCCGCGCTGAAATCATCCTGCGCGATCGACTGGAGCCCTGACAACGCCATCAGTAGTTGTCCCGCGCCGGCACACGCATCCGCACAGCGCCACTACCAATCTTCGAGTTCTTCCGGCGCTGCAACCGTTGCCCAGCAGCAAGGAACCGCGCCTCATGCCACTCCGCCTGATCGAGCGCCTCATCCTTCTGAGCAAGCCCAGACGCAACAGCCCCATGCCAAATCGCCGTATCGAAATCCGTAGGCAACGGCGGATCATCAGCAGCCCAATCAGACGGCGCCGGAACGATGATCACCTGACGCCCCTCAATCACCGTCCCCGTCGCGGTCGGCGTCGGATACAGCACGATCTTCGGAGCCCCCGTAGCTGTCCACGCCGGAGCGAACAACCCGCCATTCCCCTCAAGGGTCGCCGGGTTCCCAGCATCCTCCAACCCCCAAATGTCATTCGAGGACGCCTTCGAGTAGATCACCGTCCCAACCCGCACCGCGGCGAGGTCCACGATCTGCGCATCCAACGCGTACTCCGCCTGATCAGCCACCGTCGTCGCCAACGTCGTCTCAACCGTCAGGTACTGCGCCTCAGCGTTCAGCCGGCGCGCAGCATCCAAAAGCCATGCTCTCGCTTCAGCGCTCGTGCTCTTGACGACAGTTCCGGTGACGCGCGTTTCCAGCTCGGCCCATCTGCCCATTAGAACGCACCCCCCTCCACATCGAACGTCGCCTCACGCGCACCCTGATACGGCCCCGTCGACTCAAACCGGTACGACCACGACCCCTGCTGATTCGCGTTGACCTGCGCCTTGTAATGACCCGTCGATTCCTTCTCGAGCTCCAAGTCCGGGCCGTACGTCCAAGTCGTTGTGATCCCGGACGGGTTCTTGACTCGGAACGTGACCGTCGTCGGATCAACCACCGAACCCGACACGGGGTCAGTGAAGGTCGCGCGACAGTTGACGAGCGTGCCTTTCGTGTAGCTCACTCGACCACCTCCGCGTGCTCTGAGACCGCAACCCCAACCGCAACCGATTCGACTAGATCCAGCTCGACCGGAGCGGCATCGGTCGTTGCGAGCTGAACGGCGGCCTGATGGGTCAACGTGATGTGCATTCGTCTTCCGCTCCTGACCCTCACGTTGACCGCCGGGAGGTCATCGAGCGTGACGCGCAAGATCAGCCCGTCCGACAGGTACAAGTCGGTCGCAGTACCGGTGAGGGTCACGGTGCCGTTCCTGGCTCCCGTGTGTCTCACGCTGTCCGTCCTGCCGCCGCTGAGGGAGATCGTGCCTGCGCGAGCGTCCATGTAGCCACGCCCGAACTGATCAGTCCCAGCCCCCGACAAGCCGATCGTGCCTTGCCTCGTGCCTTCGTGAACGAGGCTGTCCGTGCGTGCGCCTGATAGGCCGATGGTGCCGCTACCAGTGTCGATGTAGCCACGACCGAACGCCTCGACCGTGGTGCCCGACAACGTGACCGTGCCGGCGCGCCCGTCCGTGAAGCTGATCGCGTTCGTGCCCGTACCGGACAACGTGAGGGCCCCGGAACGACTCTCCGTGAACCGCAACGAATCGCTACGCGCACCCGTCAGCGCAAGACTGCCGGACCCGGTATCCGTGTACGTCGTGGATGTACCGGCCGGCTCATCCTGGCCTGCCGTGCTGATGAGTAGCCCGGCCCTCGAGCCGGTCACGCAGACCAAACCTCGAAGATGAACGCACCGAACGCGTCGTTAGCGGTCGCGTTGTTCGGCCCGCCGTACTTGATTCCCGTCGCTGCGACCAACGTCTCAACGCCGTACGCGGCATCCCACGTCTTGCTTCCAGCCGTGAGGCCTTCAATGACGCATGATGCTTCTTGCGTGACCATCGCTGTCGCGACCGCCGTGTTCTTCAATCCGCCGATCGGGGAGAGACGGCAGATCACTGTCGCGCCCTCCATCACGCCGAGCAGGATCGACGGGAACGTAGCCGCCCCATGCACCGTCCCCATCAACCGGACAAGGACCCTCCCGGACGCGGGAACCGTGAACGTGATCCGCAGATTCGTCGTATCCAGCGCGGTCATCGCCAACGCCGCGGCCGCTGACTTCGTGACCGCTACGGCAGGGTCATAGACCTTCGAGCCGAGGCAAGCCATCTACGCCACAGTCAGCGTCGGCGTGAACTGCTCCGTCGTGTTCGCAGCCGCCAAATCCCGGGCCGCGCCACCCGCCTGAAGGTTCCAAGCACAGATCGCTTTGCCGGTGTTGTTCGCCGTCGTCACCAGCACGCACGAACGGACAGTCGTCGGCCAATCCGTAGCGGCGCCTGTCGACCATGAAAGCTGCGAGAACGACACGACCCCACCAACCGCGGTCGGTTCAGCCTGCGAGACACGGGCGTACCCGGTCCCCGTGATCTCCCCCAACGTCGCGCCGGCCAGAGTGTTCCCAGCCGTGAATGCGCTCGTCGCGTCAACGCTCTTGGTGGACAGCAGGAAGTAGCACGTCGCTGGCAGTCCGTTGTTCGCAAACTCCGTTTTGCCTTCCGTGAAAGCGATGAAGTCCGCCATGGGTTAGTCCTTTCCGCCTCGTGACGGGCGGGTAGGGTCGTGCGGTCCCGGCGAGCGGTCACGTCGCTCGTCGGGGCGTTCTACCGGCGAAGATGCTCCGGAACAGCACGCTTCCTAGGGGTCCCATCCGGCTTGCGGCCGAACGGGGCCTCCGGGTCATCGGACTCGTACTCCGAACTCGGAGCGACGGTCTGCGCGCCAAGACGCTTCTCGCAGACCTCGATGATCTGCGGACGCTCCCACCCATCAAGCTCCGCCTCAAGGATCTGCCTCACCCTGTCCTCCGAGGCGTCAACGAGCTCAACCAGCAGCGACGACGGATCGGGAACCTCCTGCGGGATCTCATAGATCATCGGCTCGCTGACGAGCTTCTCGCGAAGAAACTCGATCTCTGCCGGGTCAGACGTACGGAACACGCCCTGATGGAACTCGATCGTCTTTCCCTTCGCTTCCCCCTGAATGCGGGGACCCTTCCAGATGTAATCGCCGGGCTCCATGACCAGCCGATGCTCAGGGGACCGGGATGCGAACAGGACCTCACGGGTCTTGACTTCGGGCATCGCCCTTCCTTCCACTCGGATAGGAGGGGCGGGCACACGGCCCGCCCCTCAGAGCTACTAGCTGGTCACCCCGTAAAGGATGCCCATCGTCTTCTCCTGCCGGACCTCAAGCCCGACCTCTGAGACCCACTCGTCCTTACGGCCGTCCTCGTCGCGGGCCTGGATGTTCGTCTCGACGTGGGAGTCACGGTTGAGCTTGTTGTTGCCCAGCCACCGGTACGCCAGCGAGTCCCAATCGACCGCGATTGCGTACCCGCCCCACTTCGAGCCTTCCAGCTCCCAATCGACCACGAGACGCAGCGCGCCGAACGGGCCCGTGAACGTCTGCACGTCCACCCCGTACGTCTTCTCAGACTGCGAGAGCTGCACCTTGCCAGCCGCGTAGGAGTTCAGAACGCCCGCCACCAGCGGCGAAGCGATCAGCGTCCGGCGCTTGTTGCCGTACCGGCCAATCGAACGCATGAACGTGTTGAACTCCGTCTCCGTCAGCGCGCCGCCAGCGTCCGTCAGGTTCGTAGTGACCGAACCGATCAGACCCTTCGTGGTGCGCCGCGGCTGGGAACCCGACGTATCCTCAGACCCGGACCCCGGGTTGAACATGAACGCACGGTTGATGTCGCGCTTATGCTCGATCCCGACCTTCAGGGCCTGCTGATCCCAATCGTGCGGGCTCGTCTCGTTCTCCGACGCGAGCGCCGTGTTCGTGATGTGCCACGGGCGACGGAAAATCTGGGTGTAACCCGTCACCTTCGTCGCGTTGTTCGACCGGGCCGGCTTGGACGTGTCGCCTTCCGGCTGCGCCGAACCCACGATCGCGAGCTCGTCGTTGTCAGCGACCGCGACAGCGGAACCGCCGACCCCGCGAACGACCGTCAAGGTGTTCGATGCGACCGAAACGACGCGAACCATCTCGCCGGTACGGGTCACGACGACGAGATCATGCTCGGCGAAGTACGACCCGTTATCAACGATGATCGAGGTGCCGGTACCGGTCGTGCCGTTGATCGCGTCGAAACGCGGCTCGAGCTCGTCCTGTAGGCCCTCGAACTTCGGATCTCCTGTGCGCTCCTTACGGAGGTTCATCAGGAGGGTGGTGAAGGGCGTCTCATCAGGCGTAAGCAGCTTGATGGTCTTGCCCATGTTGTGGATGCGCTGGTCCGCCTGGATAGCGGTGGTGCCGCGCGCACCCGTGAACGTAGCCACGGTGGGCTCCTCTCAGGTGTTTTTGACGGGAGAGGACCGCCCCGGCTTAGAAGGTGTTTGTCTTCTGAGCGATCTTGCTGAGGCGGTCGTCTAGCGACTCCCCGTCGTTCGCAGCAGGGGCAGCGCCCGCCTGCGTTTCGAGGGGAGTTGTGCGCCCGTCCGCGGGAGTCTCCAGCGCGGCGCGTTCATCGGCCTTAGCGGCCTTGTAGACCTTCTCAATGAGGTCCACGAATCGGGGGCTGTTCACGAACGCGTCGTTGCCCTCGACAAGTTCAAAGGCGGCCTCAACGTACGGCCGTGCCTTCTCAGGGTCCTGCAAGTCATCGAACTGCTCAGTCAGCTTCTCGTACGCGATGTTGCGACGGTCAAGCTGCTGTTCCTGCTGTAGCGGTGCGAGGCGCTTCTCAACGCCAGCCTCAACCTGCTGCTGAAGCCACCGCTCAAGTTCCTGCTGCTCGAACCCGTCGTCGCCTTCTTCAAGGTCGAACTCGTCGTCATCCTCGACGGGCTGCTGGGTGGCTTGGAACTGCTCGAGCATCGCCTGCTGCGCCCGGGTCAGTTCCTCAAGGCGCTGATCGACGCGTGCCTGGTACTCGTCGGTCTTGGGTGCTTCCTGTTCCCCGCCCTGGGGTTCAGTCGGCGTGGCGGTGTCCTCCCCCATCGGGGCAAGGTCATCCGTGCTCATGATGTGGCTCCTAGTCGGAGGTGTTTCGTTCGTTCATCGCCTGGATGGCGATGGCGAACGCTTCAGCCGCGACTTGCGGCTGCTCAACCCCGGACAGGAACCCGGTGGCCCTTGCGTACTCCGCTTGGGTCGGGACGGCGCCTCGCATTGAGGCGTGACCGAGGATCAAGTTCTTGTAGTAGCTGCCGTGGACTTCCTCAAGGACGGTGGCGATCACTTGCCAGCCGGGTGAGTTGAGGGTGTCTTGGATTTGGGCGGCGGCGGCTCGGAGGGTTTCGTCGTCCTCGTAGCGCCGGCCGATGATGTTGAGGTACCCGGTGTGTTGGCTAGCCACGTCGGTTCCTGAGGAGCGCGAGGAAGTGTTGAAGCTGGCGGCGTTGGTTCATCGGGTTCGGCTGGTATGTCGCGGCGCCTTTGAGGATCGCGTCGAGTACCTGACCGGGGTGCTGTTGGCCTCGCCTGTATGGCTGCGTCCGGCGAGTTGGCTTCAAAAGGACTCCTCGGCTTGCATTTCATTCAATGATCTGCGTAGGGTCGGTTCCCCGCTCTGTAAGGAGGAGCAATGCGGAGACTCACGGTCCTAGCCATCACGGCGATGGCTGTCCTGACGCTTGCCGGAACGGCGGTCGGTGCGCTGAGCCTCACCGGGAAAGACATCAAGAACGGGTCGATCACCGGGAAGGACGTCAAGAACAAGAGCCTCAGCAAGGCGGACTTCAAAGGTTCGGTGCGAGGCCCTCGCGGCTTCACCGGTCAGCAAGGCGCGCAGGGTCCTGCAGGGCCGAGCGTCGTAGCACGCCTCACGCCGCAGTCAGCTTCCGAGACGGTTGCTGCGGGCGCAATCGACAGCGTTACCGCGACGTGTCCGGCCGGGCAGCGCGTCGTGAGCGGCGGGTACTTCATGGACAGTGGGTTTGCTTTCGCCGACAAGACGTACGACGGGGCTAGTTGGACCGTGGGTGTGGACAACAGCGATTCGCTGGTTTCGTCGGACGTTGAGGCAACGGCGTTGTGCGCTCCGGCCGGTGTCGCGGTTGCTGCGTCTGTCAGCAAGCGGAACGCGGCTATCGCGCGGGACGAGGCGAGGCGCCGCGACTCGCGTTAGCCCCTCCTGGCGCAAAGCGAGCTAGGACGCGGCGGCCTGGAGATCCGCGAGCGACAGCCCGTGGAACGACCACTCGTCGACGCCGGCCGCGTCGACGATCACGCTCGACGGCTCCTCGTCGATGAGCCTGGCTGTCTGCACGTGGAGGTCCCCGTCGCGCACCTCCCAGCCCCGAAGATCGACACGGACCTGGCCGTCGCCAAGGTCGGTGGTGTCGATGGTCCCTGCGGTGATGATCTCGGCCATGTCGTGTCCTTCGTTACGGGAGCAGAGCGGCGTAGGGGATCGCGGTCGTGTTACCGAGCGAGCCGGACGCGATCGTCGCGGGTAGGTCGCTCTGGCCGGTCACGGTTGCGCAGATGCGCGGCTCGACGGCCATCTCGACGTTGACCCCCGTGTTCGCGCCCATGATCTGCGGGGCAGTCGCGGCCGTGACGACGAGCGGGCCGATCGCGTAGCGGACCCCGGCGACCTTCTCGAATGACGCGGAAAGCCCCTTCGTGTAGAGCGTGTTCGTGGCGGCCAGCAGCGTCGTGTCGTTCGGCGTGGACGCGATCAGCGTCAGCCCCCCGTCGGCCTCCACGCGGTAGACGCCGACACGCACCAGCGTTGGTGTTGCGCCCGCCGCGACCGCGCCGCACGGAACGCGGACCTGCGTGATCGTCTCCGTCTTGCGGGCGGTGAAGTACCCGAGCCGCTGCGTCTGGGTGCCGAGCGCGGTGGACGACGAGTTCGCGTCGCGGCGGTCCATGTTCGCCTCGCCGGAGAGCAGGGCGTCGCCGTTGCTCGGTTCCTCCGCGAGCAGGGAGGCGTACGTGGCGGTGAACACCTGCGTCGTGCCGGAGAGGTTGAGGTTCGCGACGATCTTGCCGTCAGCGGTCGGCCCGAAGACGTGCTGGAAGCCGGGTGCGTTGCTCGACACCGCCGTGGTGTGCCGGTAGATCGGCTTGAAGTCCGTCCCGTCCGTGGAGGCGTAGATCACCGGGCGGGCGGTGCCGCCGGTCGGCTCAAGGTTGCAGAGCAGGATCGGCGCGTCGTCAGGAACCTGCTCGTTGTAGCCGTTGCGATGCCCGCGCCCACCGATGTAGCCGGTACCGTCCGGGCCGAGCACGACCGCGGTGTCGTAGAGGGCGTCGAAGCGGCGGGTGCCCTTGCGCGGCAGCAGCTTGATCGCCTCGTTAGGGCCGTCGGGGAGCATGATGATCCCAGCCTCGACGGGGATCAGAGCCGTGACCTGATTCTCCGAGCTGGTATGCACGGTGCCCTCGACGGTCGCCCATGTCGGGGTCGCGCTGTCGAAGTCGTCGGAGTAGTAGACCGCTGAGCGGCCGGGGTTGGCGTGCCCGCCGTCGCCGGCCGAGATGAACACCCGGCCGCTGTAGGGGTCGTAGCAGCAGCCGTGCGTGTGCAGGCGCGTGTCGCCCGACTCGGCCTCGTCGAGGAGGTTGAAGATCTCGGTCCACGTCACGCCGTCGTCGTCGCTCATCCACGCACGCACGGCCGCTTGGGATGGGGTGCCCACGGTGTCGGCCTGCGGGCCGTACTCGGCGATGAAGATCGACCCGGCGTGCTTGGACCACGCCGGGGCGACGCCCCACCCGTTGAAGCCCCACTGGGTGCGCGGGTAGCAGTTGGTGCCGGAGCAGTCGAGCACCTTCGTCCACGACGTCGCTGCCCCGGTCGCGACGTTCCAGCCGGTCGAGCGCCACACCTGGCCGGTGTCGGTGGACTTGCGGACCGAGATCAGCACCTCATCGTCGGGCGTCTCGATGATCCCTTCAACGGTCCACGTCGAGTCGTTGAAGTTCTTCCCCTGCGTGATGTTCGCGCCATGGTCGACGCTGACGCAGATGTTGTTGAACGACCGCCAGTACGTCGTCTGGAGGTTGGCGCTCAGGCCGATCAGGACAGGCGCGATGCCGCCGATCAGCGTGGGTGTCGCGACGGCCGGGCTGCTGAGCGTGACCTTCCGGCGGCGAGGCAGACGCGGCGCGGGTACGGCCGCGAGGTCGCTCGCCGTCGCGGCTGACTCGGTTTCGACCGAATCCGTGCGTTCCTCGAGATCATCAACCCGCGCATTGATCCCGCTCGAACGAGGCGAATCAGGACCCGCCGAAAACGTCACATACCGATGCGAACCACCAACCAACGCGTACGCCGCATACTCCGTGTTCTCACTCAACCCCGTCAACGTCACCGAAGACGCGCCGGCCGTAGCCGAAGCAATCGCCGACCCTGAAGGCGCCTGGCCGGTCTTCATATGCGACATGAGATACGCGCTGACCGTTGTCCCTGAAGGGAACCCGGCAATCGTGGCTGAAGCCATCTACTGCCCCTCCTCTGCCGGTCCCTGCGGTTGGCCCTGTTCGCCCTGATCGGACTGCTGCTGCACAGCATCCAACGCCTGCATGAACACCTCATTCGGCACCCCAATAGCGCCCAACGCAGACTCCACCAAAGACGCTGGGATCTGCGGTTCCTGAGGCACAAGAAACGCCTGCGGATTCGTCTTCACACCCGCGTTCTCAATCACCTTCTGAGCAACCTTCGCCTGATCAAACGCGGGGTTCCCGAGCAGCCCCATCCATGTCTGCATGTCCTGCCGTTGCTGAGGGACGTTCTCCGCCATCGTGGAGCCGTCATCCATCTGCATCGACATCAGTCCCTGAAGTTCCTCAGGGCCAAGCTCAACCTTCTCCCACAACCCCGGGGACTCCACCGTTGACGCGGACGGTACGAACATCGTCCGCTTCGACAGGATGTGCGACTGGTTCAAAAGGACGAACTGCTCGCCAGCCGGGATGATGACTTCCTCACCCATCAACCGGGTCTTGTTCTCAATCCTGATCCCTGCCGCCTGCACGACCAACTGAGCGCCTGTCGCCGTCTGCTGCGTCTGATCGTTCGCCCCCGCCAACCCGTCCGTGATACCGACAATCGACTCGATATCGGACTGGATCGCGGCGGACTCCTGAAACGCTGACTGCGGAACCTCAGCGATCTGCATCGGCCACAACGCATCCCGCGGGGAACCGTTGACCGGGACGCCAAGGTTCGGCCCGATCTGCAAATCATCGGCGTTGACGAGCGACTCATCGAAGAAGTAGCCGCGGTTCAATGCCATCGTGCCGGCGTCCACCCTCTGCCCTCTCAGGGTGTTCAGCTCGTACTGCAAATCCTTGATCGGTTCGATCTCCCCGATACCGACCATCCGGCCACCGATGATCGTCGGCCGGAACACCTGAAACGGAAGCGACCCGTCCGGCATCGGGTTCTCCCCGACCATCACCGGGAACTCCCCGTTCAAGATGACGACGACGCGCTCACCGTCGTGGTACTCCCAGACCTCATGGCGGCCCGGGCCTTCCTTGGAAGTGTTGTAGCCCTCAGCCTGACGACGCTCAGACTGGATCTCGTCTTCCTTGTTCGCCGGAGCCGTGGAGCGAAGATCCTCGAGAGTCCAGTCGCAGGTCACGTCCCACTCGCCGGAACGCCACAGCTTCGCCTCAACCATCTTCTGGACGTACGCTGAGGACCGGTAGACGCGATGAAAGACGTACTCGCACGTCCCAACCGAATGGCCGTACGGATCCCACAGGAACGCGAACGGGTCGATCCACTCGGCGTACGGGTCATCGAACACGACGCGTTCGTTGACGACGTTGACCGGTGAAGTCCAGTCCTTGAGTTCGGAAGGACCGAGACGATGGACGTTCTTCTTCGTCGTCCGCCAACCCGTCTTCTGCACTCCAAGCCCGTAGATCAGGCCGTCCTTACAGACCTTCTGAAGCTCGACCTCATACCGGATCTGCGCCTGCTGCTTAGCGATCAGCCGGCGCATGTTCTCCACCGTCCCGACCGCGACGTCATCCTCCGGGATCGGGTTCATCCTCGGCCGGTGCGCAAGCATCCGAGGGACGATCGTTTCGACCGTCCGGTACGCCATCGGGATGAACAGCTCCGCGCCCCATTCCTTCTTCGCGCGACGGACCACCACGTCACGGTCCGGCTCGGCGCGATGGGAATCACGGAAGTCCTGAAGGCCCCGGTAGAGCCCGTAGAACTCGGAGGCGTGCTTACGGAACTGCTTGTGTTCAGTCTCGGCGCAGCGATGCTTGTAGCGGACCTCCTCTACAAGCGCCGTGTCTGCGTCGTTGAGGCGAACACTCACGCGATCTCCGCAGGCTCCGGCTCAGACACCACTGTCTCAGCACGCTCCTGACGACGGTTCGCCGGCGAGAAGGAATCCCACGCGAACAGCAGCCCCTTTGGCTCAAACGTCCCATCGGGAAGCTCATCACGAAGTGCGATCACACTCACAACCCCACCCAACCGGTGAAGCATCGCTTCGCACTCGAGCATCGCCTGAGCCGTTTCCTCACGATCGACGTACGAGTAGCCGTCCTCATCGATGTCGGCGCTGATCTGCCACTTACGCTGCATCGAGACCGCCCCTCTTTCGCCACCAGGCTTCGTGTTCCAAATCGACCCCGTGGTCACCCACGATCCCCGGGGCCCGCTCCCGCAGACTCAGCATCCGAACGTCAGCCTCATTACGGGAGTAGCAAAGTCCGACGTGGCTGGCGTACTCATGCTCAGCCACGTCGGTCTTGCAGATCCGGCAGAAACGATCTCTCGCCGGGGCGGACGGCCTGGCGGACGCGGGAAGCCAGAACCGTCCGTGCATCACTGACCCAGCGCGCGGAACGTGACGCCCGACGCGGCAGTGTGATCCGCCGCGTTCGCGACCTGCGGCAGAGCCGCTGCCGTCGCCGTACCGTTATCGCGATACATCAGGAGCTTCTGGTTTGCCTGATCCCACTCCCAGACGTACCCCTTGCCTGAAACGCTCACGACGCGCATCCGCTCGTTGGAGCCGAAGTCGATCGCGTCACCACCAGTCGTGTACGTGCCGGTGATCGTGAGCGTCCCGACGTACTCCTGGAAGTTGCCGTTGGTCTGCCAACTGTCCTCAATAACGGCTGCCATAGCCATGGGTGATCCTCCCTCTACGGGTTTGGTTTGCTGCCTCTAGGTGTGGGACAATCCAGCGATGAACGCCCCACGCAAACTGCGCGCGAGACGGGCTTACTTCGGTTGGGGCGGGGCGGCTTGGACGCTGCCGATTCCGACCGGCCCTCGCATCCAACTCGACTCGCTCATGTATTTCGGGACCAAGTGGCAGAGCGTCGAGATCGTCCGAACCGGCGAAATCATCGACATTCGCCGCATCGGCAACGAGTTCGCCGAAGTCCGCCGCTAGTACCCCAATTGGGGGTTCCGGATGGCCTTCGTCGCAATCGAGACGACAGACCCCGGCGACCGGTCTGGCCGCACCGGAACTTCCTGCATCACAAGATGCGCGATCATCGACGCGCTCAAAAGATCGTCATGCCGGCCAGGCGCCGAACCAAACCCACGCTTCGTCCGCTGATACGACGCCATCTCCTCAACCACCCTCAGCGACCTCACGCCGTGGGTGCCTTCACGGAGACGTTCCTTCATCCCATCCACAAGACGGGGCTTCGTGTTGCGGTTCGTGGAGAACCCAAGAAGCTCCGAATCCGGCTCCCTGCGTCTCGGGTCGGTCGGCTTGCGGCGGTACATGCGGTTCCAGCCGTACTCCTTGTAGACACGGGAGACGATGAAATCGCCGTACCCACCCGTCATCTCCACCACCAGTAGAGGCCGGTTCGGCCGGACCGTGTACATCAAGCAAGCCAAGTAGACCTGCTCGGCGACAAGGTCCTTTTCCGCGCGGGTCTGCATCTCCGCGACCTGCAACCGCTTGCGGTGATCCCACACCTCGATAGCCGTCCAGTCCGGCACGCCGTCCGTCGCCTCATCCTCCGAGGCCGGGTCGACGACGATCACGTACTGGCCCTTGTCCTCAGGGCGATCCCAGATGCGCCAGTACAGATCCGTCAGCGAATGCTCCGGAACTTCGGCTTCCTTCCACTTCGTCGGAACATCCACATTGACGTACCGGCCACGCTTCGGCTTCGTAGTGGTCGTCTTCAACACGACGACCTCAGCGGGCTTGACGTCGTTCTCAACCGCTGTCCGAAGCTTCTTCACCAGCAGCGGCGCGAACACATGCTTACCCGTCGTCGCGAACGCTTCCTCCCACGTGCTGGGGTACTCCTGCTGAAACGTCTGCAAATCAGAGCCGGCGCGATTCTCGATCATCCAGCGGCGCCACTTGAGCTGCTCATAGCTGACGCCCATCTCGAGCAGCATCGGCTCATCCTCACCCCACGGTCCCGAACCAACCGACTCCTTGAAGGCCTCCTGCTCCTCCTCGGAAAGAAAAGCCCGCTGGTAACGGTCGTCATGGAACCACGGGCTGAAGAACGGCAGGTACTCCGACCGTCCCTCAATCGCCGCCACCCACATCTCACGAAACTCGTTATGCCCGTTCGCGGTGGACTCGAGGATGATCATCGTGTCCGGATCGTCCTGCGGCACCGCGTTCAAAATCGACGTCAGCTTGCGTCTGAGGTCAGGCCAGAACGCCACCTCGGAACCGTGAACCGAATGGAACGTGTGGCCACGCCCAGCCTCGAATTCCTTCGCGGTGTCGATCTGGATCTTCGAGTTCAGCCCCAACGCCCCGCGATGCGTCTGGTTACGGGCGGGCTCCCCGAAAATGATTTCCTGGCTCTTGCGTTGATTCGCGATCGGCGGCTTGAGGAACGCGAGCCCGGGATGATCCGGCAGGTTCGCGTACATGAGCTCCGACATGCGGATCAGCTCCGCCGCAGTTTTCTTGTCCTGCGCGATCGTCAACGCGTTGTGATTCGGACGCTGCGTGACGCGTTGGAAGATCAGGCCCTGCGTGAACGTTGAGAACCCGATCTTCCGGGCTTTGAGGACGAGGGCTTGCATCGCGCGACCCTCGGCCCGTTGTGCTTCGAGGCCGTCCCAGAAGCGTTGCTGCTCGTCACGGAACCGGAACGGGACGACCTTCTGGTTCTCAACGACCCTCAGGTACGCGTTTGCGTAGAAGGGATAGTCGTCCCTGAGCCGGGTTTTGACCTCGTGATACGGGTCAGAGGAAACGACGGACATTCTTCGGCCGCCCGTACCGCTGATTCTCCGCAGGCAGAAGCGTCCCCAGAACGCGATCCGACGACCCTCCGCGAGGAGCAGGCATCCGATGCGAACCCTTCCTCGCGGGCGGGTCAGACCGCAAAGCCGCGAGCAGATCCGTCAACGTGATGCCCTTGCTGTAGCCCATCACTTCGCCTTCCGCTTCGCTGAGGGCTTCTTCGCGAC